TCGATTCCTCCACCAGCTGTTAAAGTTGCTCTATTATTGCCTGCGTCGTAACTTGCTATTTTATCTACTAAGTCTAAAAATAAACTTGTATTTGATTTAGTTACTGCTGGAGCTAAGTCTACTCTTACTGCTGAAGTGTTTATAAATTCTGTTATTTTTGTTGCGAGCTGTGTACCATTTGGTCCAGCTCCATCTATTCTTAAATATGCAGGAACTATATGTGCAGAAGTATCATACACATCTCCACTTGCAAAAGCCATAATAGAAGTATCAGTTCTAATAATGTTATTTCCTGCAATAGTATCTCCGGCGTTTATACCTTTCTTAGCTGCTCCTAAAATCTGTATTTCTCTAGTACCATCTGTAGTTAAAGAGTATTCAAAGATAGAAGGACTATTATTATCTACTATTATTTTACTACTAGCTGTATATCCTGAGTCTACTGATCTTTGTGGTGAAAAAGTATTATTATTATTTGCGCCTATTACAGGATTGTCGTCGAGTCTTATACTTGCTGCTCCATTGACTAATCCTTCTATCGGGCCTTCTGATAGTGCATCATATATTACTGCTGTTTGAGCTGTTGATTTTCCTTGAGTTGTGTATGCCATTATGCTATTTCCTGTCTATCTACCCAGTCGTAGTTGCCACCACCGCCACCACCTGAACCTATGCCACCATATGATCCTGTTCCTGAACTTCCTTCTGAAGGTTTTGATACGAATTTATATCCCATTTGATGTCTTACTCTACTTTGTGTGAATCCGAAATTAGTAACTGCTCCGCCAACTTCCATTTTTCCATAGCAGATTGGTACAGGTACTCCCATTTTTGTTGTATTTATCGGTCCGTTGAATAATGAGGACTTTTCTTCATTTAATTCATCGGGGTCATCCATTGTTAGTTCTATAATACCTGATAGGGCTAACTGCATACCTGAGCTAAATAAGCCGGCAGCTACCGCTAGTTTTCCACCTTCTGCTCCTGCTCCCATCATATAACCTACAACTATTAGTATTACTCCTAAAATTATTTTACCTACTCCTTTACCACTACCGCTAGGAATTGGAGTTATGATTATATCATCCTCTCCTAAATTATGTCCGATATTATCATAGTCCATAAAGTCTTCGCCTTTTTGAACAGTGAATTGAACATCAGTATCTGTACATTCTAGTAGATATCTTCTAACTCCTCCTTTCATACAGTCGAGAGCATGCATTGCCTCTTGGACAGTTTCGCAGTTAAGTCTATGGGTCTCTCCAAAGAGTTGTCCCATTCTTCCCATTAAGTGTATTGTTCTAGTCATAATTTGGTTCCAAAATATATTGTTCTTTGTCGGGGTACGATACGATTAAATATGGTATACCAACGGCATTGCAGTTATCTATGTCATGCTGACTTGGGCGACAATCTTCATCATAGTGGCTATGGACTACATATAATATTTTCGAATTGAGTTGATATGTAACAAAAGTTTTTGCGTCCATTTCAAACCTATCTTTTTCTTCGGAAATATTTTTGAGAGGAATATAAATTTTATTATTATTTTCCTCTACAACAAGTCCACAACATTCTCTAGGTGCGCATTGCTCAGCGTGATTAAATATAGAATCCATCACGAGAATGCTCTTGCTCCTGGGAATCCTCCAAACGGAAGCTCTACACTTGTATCTGTAGCAGCTTTTCCTGTGCTGGTTGCTGTACCACCACTAATTGGATTAAACCCAAATCTTTTCTTACATCCTGTAGTAGTCTTACTACACCCATCTCCTCTTTCCCAATAAGGGCCATGTCCTGGAGCTTGGTCATCACTTGGAGCTTTTGCTTTCCATACTAGTGTTTTACCATTAGTAGAAGAAGTAGAAACATTGTCAGTAAATTTTACATAACTGTTGTCTCTATCATCTAAAAAGCTAAAGTATTCTGTACCGTGAGAGTATGTCGAGTATACTCTTATTCTCTTAAAGTTAGAATTACTATCTGATGGTGTTCCTGGTGAGCTTGTAGATTTTACGGCTTGCCAGTAGTCTGTTGCAGTAACACTTGAATTAGTACCGTCTGCATTAAATCTTGTAGTTGTTTTAGTAGTCTTGTAATAAGTATTTATAGTTATAGCACCACTAGAATATGTTGTAAAAGAAGTTGTACTTGGTATTATATATTCATCATCTTGATTTACATATACTGTGTATTCTGTACCAGTACCTCCTGTTTTTATTTTTCCTTCTAAGTGCCAATTACATCCACTTTGTGCTTTTTGCCATTCGTCTAAGTGATCACTTGCTCCTTGATACATGAAAGGACATCTCTCTGCTAAGACATTTCTTGCTGGTAGAGTCACTCCTTGTATATCAAAAGGTGCAACTAGTTCGAAAGTTACAGATGCTTTAGATCTTGATTTAATTCTATCTATTACCCATATAGACCTTGGAAATTCTATAGGAGGACTTGCATCTCCACTTTCTCCATGTAAATACTTTTTAAGAGTTAGTCTTCTTATTACTCTTAATCCTATTAAGTCATGGTAGTCAAAACCTACAGCGTCACTAAGAACACTTGTTATATTTGCCATAGTAATTGAAGGCCTAGCAATAGCGCCATCGTTTTTTAATTCAAATCCATCTGCTTTTACAGGAATAGGAATATAAGTACGAACAGTAGAGTTAGTGTTGAAGTCTCTCATTCTAAGAGAAGTAGATACGTCATCATCTATTCCACTAGTAAAGTACGCGAAATTATCTTTTACAAATTCAATCTCATATAGTTGTACCAGTTCTGATCCTGGGTCTAACTTTTGTAAATCTTTTACTATTATTTTTTCAGACATTATGCTTCGTATATTCTCCTAAAAGTGCAACTTAGAGAATAGTAATCTTCATATGCCCAAGTCTGTTGCCAATCATCACAAATAACCTTTACTGCTTTTTCTCCTCCACTTTCATTACTATCTGCATAGGTATAAGTAAAAGCAGTTACTCCGCCTTTTAGTTCAAAAAAGTCTACTATGTCGTCTATATCTTCTTTTGTTCTTGTTGCAAAATTAATTGAAAATTCTTGTTTTAAATTATTTATACCATTTGCTAGTCTTTGTTCATAGCCATCGCCAAATTCTGTTTTAAATATTGTTGGGGTATTCTTTCTAGTAAAGCCTTTGTCTGGTCTAAAAGTTGTTGTTCCGTCACTAAATCCTATTGCCATATTATCCTGCTAGTAGCCCTCCTGGTCTTCGCTGTTTGCCTATTTCTTCTAGTACAGCCATATTGATTGCTTGTGCAAATTGTTTTCCTGTTTCTTCATCGCTAGTAGTATCTGAACTACCATCTGCCATGTTTACATTGATTGTTGTGTTGACAGGTCCGCTGTTTTTTCCTTTCATTTCTACAGGTATACTTCTGTTATTCGGTAGAGGTACTACTGCTTCTGTGCCATGAAGCGTTGCTCCATAACCTGAGTTAGGACCAGTTGCTACTCCACCACCTGCATAAGAACGTCCGTGCTTAGACATAATACCACCATCTCTGGCTGGTTTTCCTGTAAAGAATTTTCCTATAGTGCCTAATAGAGTTCCGCCGCCTTCTTCTATAGCCATTTTTGCTCTTTCATAGGCAACAATCATTAATTGAATCTGAGCGACTTTTGCCATTATTTTTGCTGTCTTTTCTTCGTTTCCTGTTAAAGCTCCCATCATTCCTATAACACCAGAAAACTGGTTTAAGTTTTTAGAAAACTTGTCCATAGTCATTTCTTCTTTTGGCTTCTCGCCCCCTATTGTAGTCTGATCGGTCTGGTCTTTATTTAATGGGTCGAATCCTGTGCCTAGGGATTTTGCTATTTTACCTGCTAAATTTGGTGTTGATATTACGGTTTGTCCTGTTGTTGGGTCAAAATATATAATACCTTCCCCACTTAATGTAGTTGCGTCAAACTTAAAACCTTCTTTAGGTGCTGGGTTAAGTGTACCATCTATCCCTGCTACTTTTTTATCTATCCCTGTCATTATATCAGTAGAGCCTGTAATAGCTGCGTTAAATGTTTTCTCTTGTTCTTGCATTTCTTTGAATGCAAAGCTTCTCTCAGTTACATTCGTTTCAAAATCTTTATCAAACTGTTCAAATTTAGAATTTAAGATTCTGGATATTGTATCACTAGCGTCCTTAACAGACTGCGTATATACTCCTGTAGTTCCTGCCCCAAGAAAATCGCCGCTATTCGCCATTAGTTCAGAATTTAACTTCTTTTTCCCTGCTTCTGTACTAGATTCATCAAGAAGGGCTTGTGCGTCTTCTACTGCTTTAATTTGTCTAGTAGACAGCATTGTGTCCATGACTTGTTTTTTTCTGTAGCCCTCGTACTCCGGTTCCTCCATGTAGTCAAGAGATTCGCGGAGCGTAGTTAGTTTTCCTGCTGTTTCCATTCTACCTTGGAGAGCTAATAAATCGGTTTGTAGTCTACCTTTCCTTTTTTCTTCTGTCTCTTTATTTGCAGTTAAAATAAGTCTTTGTATAGTGTACATATCCGAAGTAAATTGATCTGTTGCTGCAGTGATACTATTCTTATGACTAAACCCACCTTCTTCTATAGCTGTTTTTATTAATTGAGCGTGCTTTGCTGCTCCATCTCTTATCTCTTGTTCTATTGTTTTTGCTGTTGGAAATAAAGCACCAAATGTATCTTCTATTAACTGCTCAGCTAACATTCCGCCTATTGCATCAGTTATCGTATTAGTAAAGTTTTTACCAATTTTTTCAAACTCTTTAGAGTTTCCTCTCATGCCGGCTCCAATAGCTTTACCTAAATCTGCTTCTAAATTCTTATATACTGTATTGTACGTTTGGAACATTAAGCTAGATTTCTTTTCTTCTAGTAGGTACATTCCTTGTGCGGATTCTACCATTTTTAACTGTATAGCTTGTTGTTGTCTTAATGCGGCTAGTTTCTTTTCATCTGCTTCAGTCATTATTTGCAAATTAATCATATCTAGCTTATGTATTTCGTTTGCTACCTGCAATCTTTGTTGTTCTACTTTTAATTGTTTATCTCTTGTTGTTCCACCTGCTAAATTATTAAAAGCTTTGCTGAATTTATTGGAAGCCATTTGTTTTTGTAAGTCTACTGCTTGTTTCTGAAAGTGAGTATAAATCTTTATTTTATTTGTTTCTGCAACTAGTTGTGACTCGTAGTCTTTATTTGCTTTATTTAATTCTTCATATGCTCTTACATTTGATTCCATTAAAGCTAACATATCTTGATAAGGAACTTTTGGCAAAGCTTGAGTAAGTCTGTTTTGTTGCTTAACCATTTCTTTTGAATTATTTGACAAAGACTTTAAAGCACTTCCTACACTAGCTATTTCATCTCTTAGTTTAAAGAATTTTGCTTGTAGTTCAGGAGTCATTTTTCCTGCTTTTCCTAGTTCTTCACGTAAAACCTTAAATTTTGGATTAAGTTTACTTAAGTGGCTTAAGGTTTCGTCAAACGAATCAGTTAATTTATTAAATGCTTCTTGGTTTAAATCAGCATTACCACCCAGTACCATTAGATCTTTAGTGACTTTACTAAAGTCAACACTTTGTACTGCTTCAAAACTATGAAGCATACTTTCTTCCCCCGAGCCAATTAATCCTCTTGCTCGAACTTGTGTCATTCTTAATAATTCGTCATTAAGAGTTGATATAGAGCTAACACTTGCGTCAACTCTTTCAGTAAACTGTTCTTGTGTTTTGATTGCGTCTTTGTTAAGGTATGCGGTTAAAGCCTTAGCAGCTAAAACTACAGCACCTATAATAGCGGCCCAACTCATTAATCCTGATATAAACATTCCTGCTTTACCTGCATAAACAGAAATACTACTAAATACTTTTCTAGCTGCAGTTTTGTATTTATGTAGGCTAACTTGTGCCTTAGCATAGTGTGACTGTACTTGCAGTGTCATTTTATTATATGCATTTTGATGTTCACGAGTCATAGCGAGAAGAGTTTTTTTATGCTCCGCAAGTTTCTTGGCGTTCATATTTTTGAACATGCCAACTTGTTTAGTATGTTGTGAGTGTAAGTTTGAAATTTGTGCTTTAGTTAATGTTTTACCTTCTGCTATTGCAGCACCGGCTTTACCACCTTTTGCAAGTTTATCCAGTCCCATTTTTCTTGCGAACTTATTTTGAGAAGGACTTGTACTTCCTGCTGCCTCTACTTTAGCTGCTAATTCAGTTTCTTTTTGTTTTAGTACTTCTATCTCAGCTATTCTGGCTTTTGCTGCTGCTGCTTGACTTATTCTTAACGATTCAGTACTTGGAATTAAACTTTTAAGAATTGAAGATACAAATAAGCCCATTGCAATTCCTGCATTAGCTGTATTGGCTGCTATAAAACTTGCAGCAGGTTCTACAACTGTTGCTATCATAGGTCTAAATTTATTTAGTAGTTCATCGAAAGCAATACCTACTTGTGATAAAGCATTTGCAGTAGGATCCATGATTTTATTAATCTTTCCAAACTTTTCTTCTGCTTGTCCAAGTACTTCATTTACTACTGCTTGTGATTTTTGATATATTGAAAGTTGGTTTTTATTTAGACCTAGTGCGGCTGCATATTTTGTCGATGCCTCTTCTAGTCTTAATATAATACCTAATTCGTCCAATAGTTCTGGTTCCGCTTTAGTAACACCTCTTACTAATCTGTTGAATGAGTCTGTCACATCTCGACCGAGTGCGACTGAAACTGTAAATGCGGCTTCTGATAGTTCTCTTAACTGTCCTGAAGAAAGTCCCGCTGCTCTACCAATAGCTGCGGCTTGTGATGCTTCTGAGAAACTCACCATTCCTCTAGTAGCTGACTGAATGTCTTTTGCTAAAGATTTATATGCGATACCTGTTGAGGCTGCGAAAGCTTGTTGTCCTTCTGTTAATACACGAAAATCTGCGGCACCTTTTAGGAATCTAAAGGCTGCATCAAGAGCGAATAAGTTAGC